TGAAAGACTTATCATTAATCAAATATTTTAAAGCAAAGGTAAGTGCGGGAGCTTGTGTTGCAATATTACCGAAATAAATATGATCGGCAACGTTATTTGAGGTATCAATAGTAAACGGTCCACTGTACGTTTGATTTGCATCTAGTTTTATAATAAACGCAATTTCAGTTATTTTTGATAGAAGGTCTTGTGTTATTCCAGTTAAAGGGCTTGCCTCCGTAGAAATATTCCAGGATTGAATAAGGGTCCATCCATTTCCAAGGAATCCCCCTTCAACACCGCCACCAGAATTCGCATCCACATAAGCCTTTGTGGCGGCATCTTGCGCGTCTGTTGGGTCAGCTACTCTTTTGATTTGTTTTTCGTTAACAATGACACTTCCGTTAGGCTGCAAATTTATGTTTTCACCAAGAACACCCATAATCGCCTTACCGTTATCCATGTAAAGAGATTCTGTGTCATCCTTTTTAGAAATAGTACCTGCACCGCTAGTAAAAGGAGCGGAAATACATACGCCATCACCGGCGTTAATAACTAGCGGTCCCGTCATCGTATCTCCGCTCTTCTTAACATAAGGCAGAGCGTCCGTGCCGTTTCTGATATTAGTAATATCAGTTTTGACCTCGTTAATATCTGTCCTAATGGGGTCAAGTTCGCCATCCATCTGACCCTTGTTAACAGCATCCCCATTCTCAGTTGCATTCGCCACATTCTTGATTTGAACAGGGTCACCGCCTTCGGTTTGGACCTTTACCTGAGTACCCATTTCGACAACAGGACCATTGCTTTTTACCACAACACTGCCATTATCATTATAGATGCTACCGCTCTGGTCGAAGTTAATATTAGTCCCATCACTCATCACAATGTCACCAGACATTGTTCCACCGGCCAGAGGCAGGTAATCTCCGACCTCTCCGCCACCTCCGGTTGCGCTCAGTGTGCCGTCACCTGTGATATTAAGACCACTACCGATTTTTACGCCGCCCAGTTTATTAGGTCCAGCGATAGGCAATTTGTATTCTGCTCCACTTACCTTATCATCAACGTACTTTTTAGTGGCAGCGTCTGCGTCATCAGTAGGCGTTGCCACATCACTCACCTTATTACTTCCCATATTAAGAGCGCCGCTCATAGTATCTCCGGCTTTCTTAACGTAAGGAAGTTCAGTTGTTCCGCCTTTAATGTCATCCAGAGCGTTGTTGATATTGGTAATATCACCTTCAATATTAGTGATGTCACCCTGAATATCGCTAATATTGCCCTCAATGGTTGTTACCTTACCTTCAACCGTCTTAATCCTATTCGTAAGATTAGTAATGGAGCTAGTAATACCTGCAATCTGCTCAGTTAGGTTGCTGATCTCTTCTCTAATGCTAGAGATAGCCTGATTAATAGTGGTAATCTGCTGATTGATTGTGTCGATCTGTCCTTTAATCGTGGTAATATCACCTTCAACTTTAGTGAGACGAGTGTTCAGAGCATCAATCTTAGAATAAATTTCAGTGATCTGGCCCTGAATAGTTGCGATCTTATCAGCGTTATCCTGCGCGAGGGAGAGGGCTTCGTCAGCCGTCTCCTGCGCATTCTCCACCTTGTCTCTTAGCTCAGTAATACCGTTCGCACAGTATCCAGTGCACTGAACCAGATTAGCAATCTCTGTTTCAAAGTCATTCTTAAAACCGCATTCAGGACGCTTGCTTACATACCAGAATGCTACATTCTGTGGTTCGTTGTACTTAGCGGGAGCGTCAGTCCAGCGGCCTAAATACTCCATGCCAATAGACGGCTCGTCGGTCGCATCCTGCATTGCAGTAATAACAGCCGTATTGCATCCCATCTCTTTAAGGATAGTGGCAACAGTAATTCCTTGCATACCGGGATTTTCAGTAATGCCAACATTGAAAAGGATAGTCTGCCCGTAACCGCTATTGTAGCCGATAGCAGTAATAGCTTTCTTAGTGGTCAGCGCCTTAGCCTGTTCAGTGATTTCACCATCCAGAATAATGGGCGTAACAGCGCCGATCATATCCACGATCTTATCCTGACACAGATTAGTGGTTTCGACATTGCCCTTGTAAACCTTCAAAGTTCCCAGTGAATTGAAACCAGCGATATAGCCCTCAGTGTTAGGTGTTCCGGCGATAGCCATTCCCCGCCACATAGCCGGGCCGTTCCAGCCCTGCTGAGAGGGATTGACAGCTGTCATAATGACGTTCGCACTCTTGACAAAACTGTAATCGTGCATACTCTGCCGAACGTTAGAGTTCGTACTGTTGTCATACGCAAGACCCAGTTTCACACGAATGGGACAACCAGCCTTGTCAAACTTCTGTACTCTGACGATATGATAAACGGCGCTATCATCACTAGAGTAACCCTGTTCCAGGTGAACCTCGCTATCATCATAGTAAACCGGGCTAGTCTTAGCGGCTCCAACACAATCATTCAGAGCTTTGAAGCAATTAGCCTGAATGTAATTCCACCTATGAATGCACTCATTGGTCTTTTCGATAACCGCGCCCATCTGAGCTTGAGGATTGAAGCCGGGAACAGGAGGTGGAACAACAGGCATAATGGGAGGGGGAACAGGAATAGCACAGAACTCAGGCTCACAGGGCGGAGGTCTGTGCCCCTCCGGAGGGCAGCAGCCCTCCGGATAGCAATAACCATCAGCCAGAGGATGTCCATGACCATCCCACTTGTAGTGATTGCAATTACTCATAGTGTGTTACCTCACTTCTTCGCAATTACGGCTTTCTGAAAATAGCCGTACTCGTTATACCACACCTTGTAAATCCTACCGTTCACCTTTTGGAAAGCGGTCTTACCAGCCATATCAATACGGCGGCTTCTATCCAGCTCCCTCTGGACAGGCTCACTAGGCTTGCCAGGAATGAAGCCTTCCTTCATTTCCTCTTCTGTCCATCCCGTTTCCTTCGTATCATCAATAGTAATACCGGCATCAATTTCGGCCAGATACTTATTGGCCTCTTCGGTAGTAATCTTGTCCTCTTCCCACAGGTGGATAATTTCATCAGCAGTAAACATATTAAAATACCTCCATGAAATTGTATTGAAGCTCCTTAATAATCTGTTCGTCAATGTTCAGGAATGTTTCGCGGAAACCTTGCAAAAGCTGAGATGGTGTCATATTCATAAATCCGGAAATAATTTCATGCTTTCCTTCATCAGTTGTCTGAGACTCGTCCTCAAGAGTCTGTTTAGCCTTGCTTGTATCCTGGTTACTAGAACCGTTTTCAAATCCATCATTAGTTGCTTTTGTATCAACATCTCTATTGAGCTGTGAAGTTTTGGTTCGTTCATCAGTGATATTTCCAACCGTATCTTCTGTGCCATTTAATTTACGGTCAGTATCAGTTGTTTCAGTCTCGTCTGTTTCATCTGTTTGGTGAATTGTACTGTTAGATGTTGCATTCGTTGTGGTATCTCTGGTTTGACTCTCCTTTGTGAAGTTCGTCATATAGGCGTTATTTGGATTGTCACCAACGGTAGTTTGCGGCGTGTCTGCAAACCGCTTGTCTCCGTTCTGATTTTCGGCAACTGTCTCATTAGTTGTGGTATCAGTTGTACCGTCTCTTGTGACTGTGCCATCCAGTTTCCTATTGACTCCGGTTGTTTCGTTCTCTGTTCTCTCTTTGTTTTCTGTGTAATCTCGTTTGTAGTTCTCTTGTTCTGTGATACCTTGTTTTGTCCCCTGTGTGGAGTTGGTGATACCTTTAGAGGATTTAGCGAAGTTCTCTAATGCGCTAATTACTTCGCTGTCTCCCTTCTGTGCTTTTCTCAGCACATTTTCAATTGACCTGCCATTAGTCTCTAATAAATGGTTCATAATGGGGTCAAACTTAATCAGTTCACTTTTGTACAACTGATTGTAAAATGGCATAATACGTTCAAGGGTTTCGTTCAGATATAACTTGAACTTATCCGGAGTATCCTGCCCAATTTCGTAAAAGAAATAATGCCGGATAATCTTAGAGCACAACTCGCTTTTGTGTTCGGGAATATAAGTGCTCCATGTATCGTCAAAGATTTGATAGCCAGTGGATACAAGCTGACCTAGCTCATAATTACGAGGGTTAATCGCCGTCAATGGAAACACCTTCATTCCCTCCTTCCACCTGCTGTCCCATCTTAGCCAAGAGGTCCGCAATCTGTTCTTCCTTAAACTGCTCCAGCTGATTTGCCTCAACAGAAACATTAAGCCCGAACATCTTGTTAATCTCTTCGCACGCTTTACGCCTGCATTCAAGTTCGCTTTCCAGGGAGTGCCGAATAGGTGTTTGTTCTCCCTGACTTTCGCTTACAACGAGTCTTTCCTTTTTGGATGTAAACTCATTTGCAACGCCTAATGCAGAATACACTTGATTGAACAAATTCTTTACATTGGCCCACATATCTCCAAGATAGCTCTGAACTCCGGTATTAAGAACTTGCAGGGTATTAAGAGCAGCATTCGGGACACTCAATACAGTAATTTCATTATCAGCAATATCATTTAAAGCTCTAATAACAGAATTCTTTTGACGTTCCTCGCAAGAAACCATATAAGGTTTCTTTAGAGTTTGAGTGTGAACGTCGATTGCCCTGAGAGCATCAGCGATCTTTGGAGCATAATTCATAATAATGAGATAATCAGGAGTCATACTAAGATTGTTTCTAATCAGCACACTATCAGCGATTGTATAATCATGGTCATAACCATAGCTAAATGCGTGCCTGTTAATGCTTTCATAATAAATATTGTATGGCCCTGACAGTGTGCAAGGAGTATGAGCAAACCCAATGTTCTCCGAATCAAAGAATAGTGCGTAGCCATAGAATGCAAGCGTAATCTCCAATGCTCGTTCATTGCATGATGCTGGTAACCCATTCCATTTAAACCTAGCAAGCATAACATTCATGAGTCTGGAGAATACTTCGGCAAATTGAATGGTGTTAAGCATTTTTGTTTGCCGTTTCGTTAATCCGCTCGTGTTAGGCGTAAAGTTAGGAAGAGATAGAATAGGGAAAGCATCTAATAGTGGAAACATTATTCGACCCCCTCAGATAAGAAAGTAATAACGTTTTTTCTAGTCTCTTTTAGCTTGTCAATATGGTTTCCATTTATCATGTGATCTGAAATGTCTACCAAAAACAGACATATATGTTTATCTGCTTGATTTAATTTATCTATCTTATTATAGTCTCTATTTAGCTTCTCTTTAATGTCTCTTATTTCCTCTGAATTAGTGTCAATCTTTTTACCGATATTGGAAGTAAAGGTAAATACCCTCCAAACAACTGCAACTGCTCCAGCGATTAGAGAAATGTTTTTAGCTGTCTCAAGTAGAGTCTCCATTTCCTTTACCTCTTTTTATTGATAATTGCTTTCACCATACAAGACACTAGCTCAATTCCAAATACAGTAAACACCATATTTGTTAAAGTCGATGCTTCATTTCCCGTCTTATAGAATATGACGATTGAAACCACTGTGTAAAGCACCAAAAACGCAATACAGAATACAACGAATTTAGTTATGGTTTTCAAAACCCGCTCACCGCCACCTCTTTACCGCTTCTCTGGTCCCATCTATATCTCTTTGATCTAACATCAACATGAACAAAACTTTTGTACAGACCAATTCCGCCTGGATAGTCCATTTCCTTTAGAGCCTTCTCAGCAGCAGCGGCAACAGAAGCAGGAGATACACCATCAACCACAATATCAGCGGCAGTCCCATAACAATGCTGAGAGCGAGTAGCGCCTCCAACCTTCTTGTTATATTCAGGAGTCCTGTATCCGCTGTTAATGATAATAGGCTTCCCGAATTGATTGCGAATATTTTGCAATACAGATGGAAGATCAGGGTGAATCAAAATAACGTCGCTGCCGTCATTACACGCGAACTCCCTTACTTTGAAAGAAGAGGTAAGAGATTTATCGCCTTCCAGAGACTTACTATAAATTCTAGCTTCATTCTGCATAATAATCCTCCTTACACATTGTTGTCTCTCCAGTAACCAGAGGGACGAACATCAACGTGGACAAAACCCTGTGATCTGTAACACCCCATACCTCCCTTTCCAGAAGGCATAACGTTATTGGCTATCCAATTATAAACGTTAAGCGGAGTCTGTCCAGTTACTACAATATCAGCGGCACGGCCATAAAGATGCTGACTCTTAGCGGCTCCACCAACAGCGGCATTATGTGAAGTGGTTCTATATCCGCTGTTAATAATGACTTGTACTCCATAATGGTCACGAATGATTTGTAACAGCTCAACAAGTCTTTTACTCACAAGAATTTTATCACTACCATCGTGGCATCTGAACTCTCTGACTTTGAAATTCTTACTTAAATAAGTATCTCCATCAGCAGCTAAAGAATATTCCACAACTTCGTCTGGAAGAACACTAAAATCATCAGCGGCAGGTGGGTCCGGCTGTTCCGGGTCTGGCTCAGGCGGGTCATACTCCTGGAAGGGTGGGTCTTCTAAGAAATCATCATAAGTATAGTTCTCAATCTGATTAGCGGAGGGGTTAGAGAAATCACCGATTGAACGTCTATTTACATTCCAGAATGTGACGCCATTATTCAGCATATCACAAATTTGCTCTCTATAATGCTCTGGAATGTCTCCACCAATGTGAGCTTCACTTGTTTTCACATAATTCCAAATAGGACGAGTGTTTACATTTGGAATTTTAAGAAGCCCCACGGCATAGCCGAAACGATCAAAGAAATCGTCAACTGCTTCCATGATTTGAGTGGGGCTAATATACCATCGTGTGCACACTCTGTAAGCTCCAAAAGCAACTGCGGCATTAGCTGTTGTATTTACCTGACCACCGGAGGCAACCATTTGATCTGCCATACCTACGAGAGATAAAGCTGCTCCTCCTAGTGCTCCCAATGCTGTTCCTCCTGGGCCTGCCACGCTTCCGGCTGCGGCTCCCTTCAATCCTCCGCTAATTGTTTTCATAATGGCGTTCTGCCAATTATCCAAAAGATTATTACCAACCCAAACGCCTGACGGCATATCGGTAATTAAATAAGCATCTTCAAGACTTGTTTCAATACCCTTATAGTTCTTTAGATAAACAGCGAAACCACCAATGCCTCCAATTAACCCGCCCTTAGCGAATAACTGAGTGAGTGGAGTAGCGAGGCCGTTCTGTCCCATCAATTCGGGAAGAAATTCTTTTTGTCTCCCGGCGGCTCCTTCTACTCTCAGCATCGTATATTGAGAAGTGTACACCTTTGCATTATTGAAATGCCCATTAAGCGTTATCCATGGAGACTGTAAAGTGCCCATTTCCCATTCTTTATCATTCAGGAAGAAAGAGGGAACAGAAAGAATAGGTCCAATGTTATCCAGTGTTGTGGCAATATGAACCGCAACAGTATTCAGGTAATCGTCAACCTCTTCGGCAGTATTTTTAACAATCATATTCATTCCTGAATAGATGCCGCCTAAAGTATTGCCGTGAATGGATACTTGTCCGTCCTCATTATACGGAGTCAAGATAACATATCTTGTAGGCACAAGAGGATATGTCAATTCGTTTTCTACTACAACAGGAGCGCCTGAAATTGGTTCAGAAATACCACAATTATTCCAGTTCGGTTGACCATCAACCCAATCGCCTGTAACGTGCTCCCTTTCTACATAACATGGTTGCCATTCAATGTCCCCGCAAAAACTTGAATAAGGGTCAATTTCAAAATAAATTCTAGTTGTTCCTTCATTCAAGTATTCAAAGCCGGTAATAAGTGCAACCAGATATTTTGTGCTGTTGTTCGGATTTTGCCAAAACATTACATCACATTTTAAGGCATCATAGTAATCAATGTTTAACTGCGTGTACTCTCGCTCATCAGCTCTCTGATAAGTACAGTTTGTAAACGAATGCGCTACTTTGCCTTGCAGATAAGAGATCATTGCAGAATTGGAGCTAAAATATGCTTTATGATCTTTTGTAATACCTGCATTCTCACATAGGTATATTCTAGTTGTTGGGGAAAGAATAGGCATATTTTTACCTCCAGGGAGAGGGCCTATAAAGACCCCCTCCCATATTTAATTTACTCAGTAACCAGAGCGACAGCGTTATGGAACGGAGACAGGGAGAAGGTATCCCAACAATGGAAATAATACTGCCATGCCATATTACCAGCATTATAAAAATTGGTCATACGACGCAGTTTTTCTCTAATCTGGAAAGCGTTCACATCAGCCAGAATTGCGAGGCACTTAGAACTAGCGGCAAAGCTATCCACGATAATCTGCTTCGTTGCGTACTCAGCGTAAGACAGATTAAATGCTGCCGCCAAGAACTGAACACCAACAGCGGACGCAACTTCCGCGTTAATAATGATAATCTGGTCCTCAATAGAACTCCAGGTTGTACGACCTCCAGTACCACCCATTTTAGTGTAGTTATTATATGCGGTAGAAGGAAACTGAAACTGGAGGGAGAGGTTCTGAATAGTCTGCTGGAAAGCCGCCGCCGTGTCTCTATTAGTAGGAGCCGTAACAGTAACTGTATTGAGCTTTGTTCCGGTCAGAGCATTATCAATGAGCTGCTTTGTGTATTTAAACTCGTCAATGGTATTACCATTATACAGGCTGTCAACAATAGCGGCAATCGTGCCTTCCAGAGTATTCCAGGAAGTGAATGCATTAGTCAGCATTTCATTGTTGATAGTAACCTTATACTTATCCTGACGGTTCAGACGATACCAAGCTGCCTTCACATCAGGCAGAGCGGGCTTCAAAATGTCAGAATAGCCATTTTCAGTCGTACCGTCAAACGCGGTTGCGTTAGCGGGGTTAACCTGAATCTCTTCAACGTCAAGACCAAGCGCCTCAGTGCCCTTTTTAAGCATTGCCAGAGGATTGCTCCAAGTCTTTCTGATAACGAGAGTCATAATAATTTTGTTAACAAGGGCATTCAGAAATTCGTTTGCAACTGCCTCGTAAGTGAGAATAGGGTTGCCAACGTCAGCGAGGTTATACGGAGTTGCTACGGGGACCGCATTCTTATAAGCATCAGAAGCGTCTGCTCGAATGCTGTTAAGCATCTCAGCAGAAGCAACTTGCGGAGTCTTGTTACTAGCCATAATTTATTTCTCCTTATATAGATTATCCAAAAATTTGTCTACGGCGTGACCTTCTTCGCCGGGTTTAGGCTCTCCGGATTTTTCAGGCTCCTGAGAGTCCTTTTTCTGTTCACCAACTCTAAGAAACAGAGCCATATTTGCTTCTTTCAATCTTCCATTCTCTTCTTTTAAACTCTTGTTTGTTTTATCCAGTTCTCCCTGCATTGTAATTCCTGTTGTAAATGTATCCTGCATATCACTCAAAAGAGTGGTAAGCGTGGCTTGATCTCCATTGGCTTCAAGAACTTTCTTTGTAAACTCGTTCCAAGCGTCTGTGGTAAACTCGAACGGCATTATATTAACCTCCTAAACAAATCAATGGCCATATTTTTAGCTTTCTGTGTCTCGAACCGAACATTGCCTTTTGTGTAGTAATCAAGAAGCATATTGATAACAACACTCCCTCGCATTTTAACAAGTAGAGTATCACTGTTATGTGAATCAGTGTCCAATACTAACTTCTTAGCGGTCGGGTCGATCTTCTCAGAGATAAACATTAAATCATCTTTCATATCACGGTAAATGCCAAACTCCTGGTTCTGCATAATAAGCGTTGCAACATAGAAAGAATTATTTGACATCTTTGTAATAAAGGTATCCGTATCTCTAAGAAACTTGTTCTCCATGTTATATTTTCCGTACTCTGTATTAGCAATCAATTTGCCAAATCTCGTATTCTTCACATGATCTGTATAAGCTGGATTTTCTACAAGCTCTAAAGAAATGTCACCTTTGATCTTTAATCTCTGGCCTTCTTCAAGAGTTATATCAAAGTAAAGAAAATATGGATTAGTAAATGTAATTGCATTAGAGAGGAAAAATACTGGTATGTCTCGATCTCTGCTGACAGTCGAATAGCATTCAAGAAAAGCTGTTACTTCTTTAGGAAGGTAATGCACCATGCCCACGTCAATGATAAACTCGTCAAAGATTATCATGCTTACATTGGGAAATGGTGTTGACTTCATCATAGTGGCTTTAGAAAGCGGGAAATACCATCCAGCTATTGCACCATCTATTCTGAATACTCCTAGATTTGACTTAAACTCATGATCTGGAAACTCCTGCATTACATCATCGAAGAAGTTCTTAATTGTGTTTGATGGAAGCTCAGTATCATAGCGGCGTAAATAAACAAATTGCTCTCCCCTTTTAAGGAAGTTACTTATAGCTCGCTTTTTTGCCGCATAAGTCTTACCTGCACCACGAGGACCAACAACGAAATTAAATAGAGTATTATATGACAAGGTTTTGTTTATGTCATAATACATTGATTTACTCATAATATTAGAGTGGGGCATATATACAGTTGTAGCGTCACAGGATACAAACCCCAGTCACATCCAGGCCGACTCTTCGCCGTTGTACTCCCGAATCGTGGAAACGAAAACCATATACTGCCCCACTACTATTGTACACCTTCTTTCAACACTTGTCAAGTTCGTTTTCCAATCGGCTCGACAATTATTTTGAATTGATCTTAAACGTTGTTTCTCGCAGGATTGTCCCACCTGGTATTATTCTAGGCATTAACTTGCCTTCAAAAGTAGCGCCTTCTTTGAAGTTCTCAAATGTAACTGTTTCTTTGATATTATTAGGCATTCCTGCGCACTTTACGTCATTCTTTCCATTGATACTTTCCATATAAGTCTTTTGACGAATGAAAATAGCATGGTCAAATTCTTCTTCAATCTTGAACGCTCCTAATCTGTATTCGTCAATATCAATATCTGCCGGTTCTGTTCCTTTAACGTGGAGTGAGTCTGTATCGGCGTAAATAAATCGTTCACCCAACTGCTGAGCCGCACGAATGATTTTATCACGCGCATAAGATGTTATAAAGGATGCCACTGGTACATAATATGCTGTTCTACTCTCTTCTGCTCCATAGTAATATGTTACCTTATCCTGATCTCTGTCAAACTGTGGAATCTTTGATCTTCCTGTAAGCGATGCACCGAATTTCCCATACAATGAGTTAAGCATCAACTTAGCGATCTGAGTTAAACCTTTATTTCCTGTTCTCTTTCCTTCGTTTTTCTGCTCATACCAATAGTCGATATAGTCAGCGAACATACCGACCATACCTTTAAATTTATATCCACCTTCCCATGAATATACGGTCACATCATAGTTATCGAAAAACAACTTTAGGTCTACACTTGTTAAAGTTAATACGGTTTCTACTTCTGACTCTCTTAGGTATTCTGTTTCTGAATAATGAAAATTATTCTTGATCTGAATTGACGGTACACAACCGGGTTTTAATTTGAAATCACATACAAGGGATTGAACGTATAATGGATAACCTTCATCCTCTTCGTATTGTCCAGTGAAATAAACAGGCTCTCCGTAAGGAAGTTTACAAAACTTCATTGCCCATGGATACATTGAATTGACATCATAAACCTGACCTCTGCCAATAGGCTTATTCTTGTAAACAGGATTGAGATATGTAAAACCGCCTTTATAGCTCATTCTAATATCTCTATCAGTTATGGCATCTAACGGAGGAAACAATCTATCAAATTCTGCTTTTCCTAAACGGGTTTTAAAATCGTTCATAGCATTTGAAGCTGTTGTTAGCTTCTTCATGTTGTGCTCACGCATGAATTTTAAAGCCCGTGCCAAAATCAATGTATCATTTCTAATATAGAGCTTTTCATGCTCTGTTAATTCGTGACCTTCTTCTCTGTCTCCTTCATAATCTAGGTCTAGTTTCTCTAATTCAATATCAAACGTTTTAGGCATTTGAGCGATTGGCATTGGAATGATCTTTAAACTATCATATATTGTAACTTCTCGTTTCAATCCTCCTGGTCCATCTTCGCCTCTGATCTTGATAGTATACCACATTCCCATATCAGAGATAAGAGTTGTAAATGTCTTTTCGTCTAGCCTTCTTTTTGAACTCCATTCATAGCCTAATCTAAATAGAAAATCTACTATAAAAGAACCATCGAATTTCAAGTTGTGAAAGTAGCAAACTTCTCCATAACTGAATGCGTATGTTAGCCAGTCTTCTATTTTCGTCCCGTATTCAATCTTTTCACTCTCTACTTGTACTCCACACCATGCCCAGACTCTTGTACGCTCGTCGTTAACGATTGTCTCAAAGTCGCAGGCAATTATAGTCTATAACCTCTTGACTCATAGAACTGTAACCATCTTCTATGAACAGATGCGATATTGTTCATAAAATATGGAACGTCAGAAATGTTTGTAATAGCTATCTCAGGAACAGAGCGTTGAACAAGATAAAACTCTTCTGGTGTTATTGTTGTTGCCATCTGCTCAATCTCTCTTACCATTTGCATAGCTTCCTCTGTTCCGGCTCCCGTTAATTCCATGAATTGCAGGTTTTCCTCTAGTTGTGAAATATAGTTTGTATTCCAATTTATTGTTCTTCTATCTATAACTGGTGTATAGTCTAACCTCATTAAATCTGCTAATCTTCGCGGAGTCAACTGCTCAAATTGTTCCTCTCTCAAATCTTGATCTATCTGAGTTGGTAAACGTCCTGTTTGGCCTTGTGCTTCTTTAACCTTCTTTGCTAATTGCCTACGCCGCTTATTTTCACGTTCTAGATTGCGTTCTATAATTGCTTTCTGAGCTTTAAGCATGGGCTGTCCTTGGTACATTGTCCATTTCAAGCCAGATTCTCTGAACTGCTCTAATGCTTTAGCTGTTCTCTTAGCTTCTCTTTTCCCCTGGCTTGCTAACAGCCCTTTTACTGTCGTTGGTTCTGGCGCAAATTTTAACAGCTCTGGCCTTGTTCTTTTTCTTAATGCTCTAACTCGCTTATTGTAGTTCGCTACTTGACGTTTAAATAGGTCGTACTCCGCCTGTTTCCATCCTTTAGGCGGCCCGCCTCTTTTAGATTTTGCCATTATATCACTCCTATTGTGAGAGCCGCCTTAGAATTTAAGGCGGCTCTCTATTAGAGAATGGGAAGATGGTTAGTTAGGGAAGAGTGATAGAGAGAGTAGAACCTCTCTTAGTGGGAATCTGAGAAATCATAATTTCCAGCGGGTCCTCGAAGTGGAGAGTGCCGAAGATCATATACAGATTCGTGAGACTGGAGAAGATGCCGTTAGAGGTTGCATTGTAGGCATTTCCATCAGCATCAATCAGAACGGAACGAATTCCGGTGTCTTGTTCGCCGTCTTCACCCTCCATTGTGACGTTCATCAAAATAACGTCTTTGAGCTTGATCTTCTTGTTAATCATGTCGCTGACTTTGTACTTCGGCTGATTCATGGCGTTGAACAGTCTGACCTTACTCTTCATATCTTCGGCGCGGAAGGAAACGAACTGATTAGTCTCTCTGTTGAATGCGTTGAAGTCCAGCATCTTGTCATTGGTAGTAGTCATAGCGTTTTCCATTGTTCTTTACTCCTTTAAAATAAGTTATATTTGAATACCCTAGATGGGTTATTCACTTGTAATACTTTCCTGCGTTTGAAACGCTGGAATTATCGAAGAAAAATTTCTTACTCATTACTCTGCGCTCAGTTCTTGTACTGCATCCTATAAACAGGAGTCCTTTTTCATGTGCCATTTTAGTTGCTTGTTTTAGAGTAAGTTCTTCACAATCTGTAAAAATGAACTCTTCATTGGTTTCTGGATTTAAAAACTTATAGTCATAAACCATTAAGTTTCTAATAACTAGGCTATCTCTTCTTACCAATTCAGTCTAACCTCCAACCGCTTTAAATAATTTCTCCATACGGTGTCAATTAAAGTATATGCTGTTTGGTGAGATAACTCTGTATATCTTGTGATAAACTGAATACACTCCACTGTATGATAACCGGCAGGATACATAATAACCAGGGTTTTAGCGATACCATCTGAAATGTGAACTAAAAGGCATCCTCTGTTATCCCTTAATTCTTTGAATCTGTCGTAAAAAATCTCGTTCATTTCTAAACTTCACTTCGTTCCAACTGTAATTTATGGGTAACTCGTTAAGGTTTATATCGAATCCAACAACATCAATAATAGCACTTCTAACTTCGCGATTATATAACGTTGTAAGAAAAGGAATATATTCATAAAACACAGAATGCTTAGATATTCTGCAAATGGATTTACTAAACCTATAAAAGATAATCTCTTTATTGCCTCTGTCATAAATAACTAATTCAAGAGAACTATCATAGATAATTTGTGGAAGGAATAAGTCTTTTCCTAGATACCACTCTTCAATCTCGAGCCATAAAATATAGAATAATGCAATAACTCCATTGCAGAAAAAGAACACTAGAATGAACTCCAATATTAAATTCATTCTTTCATCCCTCCTTCTAAAGCATCAGCTATCCGGGAGAGGTTTTCGTTAATGTTGCAGAGGGCTTCATAAAGACCTAAATTTGTGTTCGCAATCATGTTGTTACTGATGAATCCGCCACTCTTGAATCCTGTAAGTTGTGTTTCTCTTCTCTCCTGCTTCTCTTTTTTAAACATATTTGATCTCCTTATTTGTAGCTAATTAAGTTAGTTGTATCTGTACTGTTCTGACCGAAATAAAAGCCTATTACGATTGCATACAAGCTCATAAAATCAGAGCTGACTCCCACGGTACACTCTGCCACACAAAAAACGATTGTAAGACAGATAGCCATTAAAGACTTTGCGGTAACGAGGGATGCAAGGTTATTCAAAAGAGTCTCCATAAAAATCGTCCTCCAAATAATTTTGCATAGGCCTATATGCCTTTGACGCCTCTAATAAAGTTGACGCGTATTTAGATACGCCTTCTAGCCATGGAATGAAGTTAAATAAATCCATATCTAGATAATTCATTTCTAGCATGGCTCTCAAAAATACCCATGAATCTGAGGCTTTTAGGCGGTGGATAACATCATCGTATAAGAGCTTATCTAGGTGAAATACTTCAGGCCTTAATGGTGAGAAGGGAGGGGGAGGGGTTTTAAACTCGTCATTTTTAGTACCCCCGGGTCCATGCGAAAAATGGTCTTTAAAATAATCGGAATAGGTGGATAGCACATTCTTTATATCAGAGATGTTTTTGTCGATGTCCCTGATTTGTGCTTTCAGGGCGCTGATGTCTGAGTTCACTTATTTTTGACCTCCTTTAGCTCACTAAAGCGATAAAATTAGAGCTGACTTACTTTAACGATGTAAAGCGATGGTGAATTGTGATCTTCTTTAACGCATTAAAGCGTTAGCATAGTGGCGATTTAACTTGAGAGAGGAAGGAGGGCATCAGCCCTCCGCCTCCGTTTCCGGTTCATCGTCGCTCACTACTTCGGAATACTTGAGGAAGGTTTCCAGGTCCATGGAACGCTTCTCTACGACATCCTCGGTTGCCACGAGGAGAGCGGATTTAGAAATGCCGTGGGCCTCCTTCTCTTTTGCAAGAGTACGAGTTCCCATACCAGGAGCACCAACAAAAGAGCCGACCTCCTGAACCTCGATTTTTCCGTTAACTCTCTTAGACTCTCCGAAGATGTAACGAGTGGATTTAATTGTGCGTGTGAATTTCATAGCTCATTCTCCTTTTGATTTGATTTTTCCTTTTCAGGACCGGAGAACGGCTTTAAAGCTGTTCTCCACGCTTTGGGCCTAACCTGCTATTTAAAGACGCCCAAACGTCTGAGCTTATTTAAGCTGTAAAGGTAATTGGCTATCTCTTTGGCTGTTTTGGCTTGAAATATTGGTTCTATGCCTCCATAGTCGTTGACTCTGACTGAAAGCATCCATGTCGTGTTATAACTGCAAACTCTGAAATCCGGGTAAACGTCTCTTGCAAGAGCGTTTATGCTGTCGAAGGTGTAGCGCATTTAGCACACCTCCTTGTATTGCATATTGTAATAGTGTGTAACTGCTCTGAGAACTAATTTATAATCCTCGACACAACCTTCATACCAGGCGAAATGAATAATGCCTACAAAGGCTCCCCAAAGAAGTCTATCAAAATCTTCATAGGTTCTAATCCAGCTCTTGCCCATTTTCTTGTCTACATTAATTTGGATTTTGGCTGCCTTATAAATGGGAAGCCATTTACGGAGATTTGTAAGAGTCATATTAAGTTCTCCTTTCATATTCTGTTTTAGGTTGATCTGCTCTTTTCTGTTTCCTTTTCTGTAATATTATAGTACCACATTTAAACGGTAATTGCAAGAGTTATTTTAAATTTAATCATATCAATTATTTATGGAGTGTCATAAATTAAGGTTATTCTTTAACACTTTAGTGTGAAAATTTTCACAATATATCTCTCGTTTCAGTCTAGTTAAAATGATCTGCTAGGCTATGATTTAAAAGGCTTTGTTAGACTAGGCTTTAAATGACTTTATATGATCTAGTAATGAAAATCATTTGAGAGAATGTGTAAGCTAGGAATGACAGTTAAAAGAGTAGCCCTGAGAGCTTTAATAAGCGCGTGTTGTGAGGTGGTGAGTAAGGGTGGGAGTATTTTATGTAGGCGTGT